AAGCTCTTGACGGTGATCTTCTTCGTCTGGCTTACATTCGTATCAACAATAGGCAATACGTCATCATTGGAAGTGCCGCTGCTAGTAATTTCAAAAAGCTCAGAAATTCTTTGGTCAGCCATGCCCGTGTTTGCCTAATGATACAATGCTACAAACAATTGTAGCTATTAGCTGCACCAAGCTTAGTCAGTCACTTCTTGCAGCAGATAACCAAGGCCAGTTTCTTGATTCTCTTCTGTTTCAATGAGGTCGAAGTCTTCCTTAAGAATGTATTCGTTGGGTATACCAACTCTCACTCTAAAATCGCCAGTTGTCAAGAAATCAATAGAGCAACGAATGAGAGAATCAGAAGAAACAGTTACGCCAGCTCTTGTAATAACTGCCTGCAGCTCATAAAACACTTCATTTGTAGAAGCAGAGAAATCACTACGCCCTCCCTCTGGAGGCGTGAGGGATAAAATCATACCAAGCTCACTACCCACTTCTAAACGCTGAATAGTCTGCAGCAAGAAAAGCGGAGCCTCTTCGTCAGTGGTAGTCCTATATTCAAACAAACATTCAATGCTTCCGCTGCCACTAATAATACCAGCGGAATATTGCTGCCTGAATTTGTCAGACAGGCTAGTCGTTTCAATGGCCCCCCTGTCAGTGTTGAGGTCGTAAGAAACCACTGAGCCAAGACTGTTATATCGACTATCTCTAACGACAATAGTGGCATCAATGGGAGCGCCAAAGTCTGCATTCAAGCTAATCTCGGCTTCCCTATTGTTATTCACTGCATCGACAAACCTATCAAAAAAGCGCAGTCCTCCCACTGCATTGACATTCACATAGACTCTGATAAATTTCTGAACAATATTAGACGTGGGCCATGCTGAGCTATCAAAGAAGGCTAGCCCCCTGTTATCAGTAGTGGAAATAAATAATTGATCGCCAGTGAGAATATTGTCTTCGCTTCCCTCAAAATAGAGCCTGTTCAAAATGACATTGGCATCATTTGCGTCAACAGTAATTGGCAGGTCGGCTTCTTCAATGCTACGACGACGCAGCCGAACCATCCCAGTATGGCCAACAAAGAAGGTCATGAGAAATCAAGCCGTGCCAGTAGTGACGATGGTAGTGAGCGGTCCATTCATTGTGAATTGAAACGCCACGCTAGTTAGTTCATTTGTAGAAGAAGAAATGCTCGCATTGTTAATAAAACCACTGCCAACAAAATATTGCTCCGGGCCAATTTCAAATGTTAGTTCAATTTCATTGTCTTCTGTGATGCCATTGGATGTGACAATGTTTTCCAAAAGCTGAACAACGCCAGTTGAAGAGCCCGTGTAATAAGACAACGTAGCACTGCCATTGATGCTACTAATACCAGGCACGTGGCCTTTTACCAAATCGCCTAGTACTGTTGTTTCAAGCATGTCTGCAGAAACGTCCAGCGACCAATCACGCACTTTTGCCACTTCATTGTTGGCAAGCTTTAATTTGGCAGTGCGTCCAGTGTAAAAAGGCATAATACTATCGTCCGTCCTCTTATGCTACATCGCCTTATTCTATCAAGAAAAGGTTTTGGTCTAAATTGGCAATGAGAGAAAGCGTACGCCCGCTTTCTTCCTGACAAGGATGTTCCATAGCTCTAATCATCACTTCCCCTTCTTCTTCCATTGCCACTTCTACCACGCGAAATACGCGCTTATTAGTGAGTTGAGTGCCAAGGACGATTAACCAGTCTTGATATGGCACTAATGCAGAAGAAGTGTTGTCCGTCACGGAAATACCAGACAGTTTAATCGTGCCTTCTCCTCCCCTATAAAGCAACGCATCAAACGTGCCACTGTTGATTGTTTCGCTCAATGGAAGATTAATGGAGCCATTTGCTTCCACTTTTCCTGAGCGCAAGTCGTCCCATTGATTCTCGTCTGTTTGCACATAAATATAGGAGCCAGGGGCGACTGGACTTTCAGTAGGGAATGTTTTAAATTCCACCATGCGCTTAGACCATCGACGTTGCTGGCAAAGCAACATGCCATATTTAATTGCCTGTGCTCGCGTGGAAACAAAATCAGACAAATCAAAGGTTTGACGAATGCAAGATGCTTCGTCGCTATCGGCAAGCCTCAGCTCAACGCTTTTATTCCCTGGAAACACATTATCCTCTTCTGTATTGCGATAGACAATGGTTAAAAGAAGATCTTCGGTGTTGTCGCCATAGTCAAGAAACTCTTCCTTATAAGTGCCATCAAGGGTATTGCCTTGATTGAACAATGCAGAAATGCTAATCTCACGAGAAATGCGACCATAGGCATCCACTGGCAAAGCAGGACGCAGTGATTCTTTGCCGCCTACCTTGCTGAATTCAAGCAATGAATAAGGCGCAACAGTAGTCCAGAATTCACGCCATGAGCGAGGATCCGCAATCACACCATCCATAAATAGCTCATTGGCCCTGCAGAATCGCATTGCTTCGCCAAGGGCCTCCAAGTCAATGCCGTTAATATCGGCATAGGCGGCAATGCCATTTTCTTCATCAAGCACTGTATCTAAGAAGATTTCAGGCGCATAGCTTGTTGAAGAGCCAATGCCCCCGTAAGAACCATCATCGTTGATCTTCCTGACTTTCTTCCCTCGCGTGACAAAAGCACTTAATGAACGCAAATCTTGCATTCCCTTTGCGCTATAAGCATTAAAGCCAATCAAAGAAATGCCCTGATAAAGCGTGCTTGCAAAAGGCTCACGCTGTTGCTCCGTAACTGCAGCCAGTCCGATTTCAGGACCAGAATCAAAAGAGAATGAAATTTGCGTGTCAGAACGCATGGAGAATACTCCCCATTCGTCCACGAAGCCAGGATTGCGATTGCGAGGAAGAAGCCTGTTCCTCGTTTGCAACTTCCTTCCCTGAAATAGCACTTGCGCTTCTCCATTGTCAGAATCAATGGAATGGGTGCGGCGAGAATTTTTAAACGTACGAGTTTCTAAATAAGCCACGGGAATATCTTGTCCGCCAAAATGCGTCCGTAATTCTGCAGCTAAATCAATAATGGGCTCCATCTTGAAGCTCCATTTTGAGCGGCGATTAAACAAGAAGCGAATGCTCGTATAATTTTCCACTTCAGTGCCTTTGCGAATGGCAAACACAGCCTTAATGCGTTTGTAATCACTACCACTCCCTTCTTCTCTATATTTCACCCAAAACATTGCCGTGCGCAAGCGCAAGCCGTTGTCCGAGTCCTTGTGCTTCTGCTCTTTGTTGTCAGCATATTTACTTTGCCGCCCAGAAATTCGCTTAAAGACTTTGATCTTCAATGCAAAATCTACGATGTCACAATTAGTGATGGTGCTATAGCTAACTTCGTCAACTTTTGCTAGGCATTTAACATTGAAATGGTCGTTAAAATTTTGCGGATTGCGAAGTTGTTTTTCAATTTCTGCAATAGCAGCCACCACCGGATTGTACCTTGCTTGCCATTCGGCGGCACGAGCATTCATTGCGCCAGTATCTTCAGTAAGCGTAGAGGCGAGAATGCCAAGCTGCTCTTTAAGTTTGTTTTTGGTTTTCTTGAGCTTTTTGCGCTCTTCTCTTAAATCAGTTCGGGGGCTTTGATCGAATAATCCCTGCTCGATAACCTTGGGGGTGAGGCGTTCAAACAGCTTATCAATGGCGGCCCTAGTATTACGCTTATCTTGTTGCCTGTCTTTTTTGCGCTGCTTTAATCGCTGGATGCGCTCTCTGTTCCGTTCATCCCTTGGCCTATCCAATTCATCGGCAATGCCGTCGTTTAAATCGTCTATGCGATCATTGAAAAGTTTAATGTCTCCTTGAAGATTTTCTATTTGATTCGTAATGCCTCTAAATTGATCCTCATTTTTGACCACATCATATAATTCCTGGCCAGATAAATTGCCACGCAAGATAGCCGTGGCCGCCTCGATGCTATCTTCTACTTCGTCAAATTTAACCGTTAAAGCTTGAAATTTATCTGAACCCTCTCCAACGTAAATGGTTCCCCATAGATTTCTTTCTGCTTCTAGCGCGGCAAGCGCTGCTTTTTGTGCCTTCAAATCTTGCTCTAAATCTTCTTCCTTGCCAGCAACAACTACTTCCCCCTTCGCGTTTTTAATAGACAGATAGCTCTTGATGTCATAATCTTCTTCGCATAAAATTCCGCTCTCAATGCAGCGAAAAACAAATTCTCCCGCTGCGTCCTTTGCAGTTTCTTCTACGGCTTTAACAAGCTTAAATTTTGCTGCTCCTAGCTTGTAAATACTAGAAGCATCAATCGTGCTAATCAGCGAAGCGCGATAATTGAAGGCTGCTTCTTCTGCATCCTTATCAATGCGTTTATCTTCTTTTGCATCGTTTTCAACAAAACGCAAAGTTAGTTCTCTGTCTTTGGGAAATGGCAGGCGATTATTTGTGGAGAGCCAATCATTCGGCCAATACTCTCCCCTGCTTGCAAGAGGAATGCGAGTCCCCAAGTCGTCGATATCATTAGCCCTGACGTTGCCGTCTTCATCCCGCTC